ATGATTTTCGGGGCGGTGATCCCCGGAGACAGGGCGGAAGTGCTGAAACGCTTCTCCGCGCTGCTCGAAACCCACCCCACAATGAAACCTCTCATCGTGCCCGGCGAGATCCTGCCGGAAGCCCTGAGAGAGGTCAAGACACCGGGGACCGCGCTCTACGCGCTCGCCAGAACCGCGGCGGAAAAGTTCCCCGAGAAAGAGAGGAAAAATGATTAAGCACGGCGTATACGTCAATGAGCAGGCGACTTCCGTATCCACCCCCGTTGTCGCGGATATGGGAATCCCGTTCGTGATCGGCGCGTCCTGTATCTCCCGGGCCTCGAACCCGGCGGAGACGGGCATCCCCGCGATCTGCACGAGCTGGGAAGAGTTCTGCCAGAAGTTCGGATACTCTGAGGACTGGGCGTCCTACAACCTCTGCGAATTCGCCTACTCGCATTTCAAGCTCTTCGGCTGCCAGCCGGTTCTCTTCTGCAACCTCGTATCGACGGCGACGGCAAACCTCGTCAACGTGGCCGCGGAAGACATCACCCTCACGACCCACAAGGCGACGCTTCCCGCGGAAGCGGTGGCATCGACCATCGTTGTCAAGAAGTCCGGCGGGTCCGGGAACGCTTACGTCGAGGGGACGGACTACACCGTCACCTACACGGACGAAGCCTGCCTCGTCTCCATGATCGCGACGAGCACCCACTACTCCGACACGGCCCTGAACATCGCCTTCAAGAAGACCAATCCCGCGCTTGTGACGGCGCAGGCGGTTGCGATCGGCATGGAAGCAATCGAGCTCTGTATGCAGACGGGGATCATCCCGGACCTCATCGCCTCCCCCGGATACTCCTCCGACGCGGCGGTGGCTGCGGTCATGGCGGCGAAGGCTGCCGGGATCAACGGTCTCTTCCGGGCAAAGGCGGTCGTCGATCTTGCGACCGGCACGGGCGGCGCTCACACCTACGACGCGGCGAACACGATCAAGACCCAGGGCAACTTCGTTGACGAGAACATGATCGTCTGCTGGGGCTCTCTGGGGCTGGGAGATCATGTGTTCCACCAGTCCACGCAGCTCTGCGGCCTGATGGCGCGGATCGACGCGGCGAACGGCGCACCCTACGAATCGCCCTCGAACAAGAACTACCGCATGGATCGGCTCCTCGTGGAAGACACGAGCACCCCGGGCAGCTACAACACGGTGAATCTGACGAAGGCGCAGGCGGACGTGCTGAACAACGCGGGCATCGTGACCGCCCTGAACTTCCTCGGCGCGGGATGGGTATGCTGGGGCAACTACACCGCCTGCTATCCGGCGAACGCCGACGTGAAGGACTACTTCATCTGCATCAGCAGGGTCTTCGACTGGGTTTCCAACACGTGCATCCGGACCTTCTGGGGCAAGATCGACCTGCCGATGAACCGCAGACTGATCGACAACATCATCGACACCTGCAACATCTGGCTTGACGGTCTGTCCGCTTCCGGAAAGATCATCGGCGGCCGCTGCGAGATGATCGAGGCGGAGAACCCCCTGACCGACCTCATGGCCGGTATCATGCGGGTCCACATCTACATCACGCCGCCGTCTCCCGCGCAGGAGATCGACTTCACCCTCGAATACGATGTTTCCTACGTGGAAGCACTGTTCGCGGGCTGAGAAGGGAGGTAACGAAACATGAGATACGATCAGGTACTCATCAACTTCGCGCTGTATCTGAACACGCAGGAATACTGCGGGGCCGTCGATGTCACCATGCCGACGATCAACTACAAAAAGGTCTCGGCAACCGGCGCGGGTATCGCCGGGGAAGTGGAATTCCCGGTCGTGGGGCACATCGACCCCATGACCTGTTCGATCACCTTCCGGAACACGACGGCAGAATCCTCCGGGCTGATGGCTCCCGGGTACAAGGACATCGAGATCCGGGGCGCACGGGAAGACATGGACACCGAGGGCGGCGTCACGATCTACGTCCCCGTGAAGTACGTGATGCGCGTGGAAGCGCTCGAGCACAACCTCGGCAAGGTTGCGCCGCAGGCCACTTCCGACGCGTCCGGCTCCTATGCGGTTCACAAGCTGATCGGCTTCGAGAACGGCAAGAAGTTCCTCGACATCGACCCCCTGAACTACAAGTTCGAGGTCGACGGCGTGGACTACCTCGCCGGTGCGCGGACCGCGCTCGGGAAATAATCCGACACGAACGGCAGGAGAGAAGGGAAACCTTCTCTCCCCACGTTTATGCCGGATGGCAGAAAAATACGGCGGGAAGACCCCGCGCAAAAAAAGGAGCAGCAATATGGACGAAGAGAAAGCAATCGTGATCGACAAGGCGGAAGTGGACGAAATGATCGAGGACTTCGGGTCCGAAGTCTACGTTCACCGGTTCGCCGTCCCCTTCGAGTGGGAGGGGAAGACCTACGGGTCCCTGACCTTCAATTTCGGGAAGCTGACCGGACGGGATTCCCTCGCCGCGGAACGCGAACTGAAAGCGAAGGGGTGGATCTCCGTCGTGCCGCACCTTGACACGCAGTACAAGCAGGCAATCGCGGCCCGCGCCTGTGTGGAAAAGCTCGGGACGGACGCTTTCGAGGCGATGCCCCTCCGGGATTTCAACCGGATCATGGGGAGGGTTCAGGGTTTTTTCGTGAGCACGGACTGATCGGAGGAGACGGCGGGGCATGGCTCCGCCGTCAGGCTTATCTGCTGGCGCGGGAAGGGGCCGCCCCCATCGGGTGGTGGCTATCGCTTCCCATCCTCGAACTCGTCGAATGGATCAAGGCCCGGAACGGGATCGTGGAAGAGGAGCACAAGAGGGCGGAGGAAGCCCGGAAGAAACGGGAGAGGAGGAGATAAGTGGCAACCTCGCAGAAAAAAGTATATGAGACCTCCTTCAAGCTCTCGGCGGTCATGTCGAAGGACTATCAGGAAACCTTTGAGATGGCCCAGAGGCTGGCCGGGTCCCTCGGAGAATCGTTCCTTGACGCGAACCGGGAGGCGGAGAGGGCGCAGGAAGTCCAGACCAACGCCTTTGAAGCGGCGGCAGCGGCAGCAGCAGCGGCGGGCCTCACCGAACTGCTCGGGGATTTGAAGGACGCCTTTGTGGAAGTGACGCGGGCGTCGATGGATTTCCAGTATCAGATGTCGGCGGTGGAAGCGATCTCCCAGGCGACGGAGGGAGAAATGCAGCTCCTTTCCGCGCAGGCGCGGGAGCTCGGCGAGACAACGGTCTTCACCGCCACACAGTCAGCGGAAGCAATGACGTTCATGGCGCAGGCCGGCTGGGACACGCAGGAAATGCTCGCCGGTATGCCGGGCGTGATCTCCCTCGCAGCGGCTTCCGGGACGGACCTCGCGGAGGCGTCCTCCATCGTGGCGGACACGCTGGCCGGGTTCGGGATGAGCGCGGACGAAACCATGCGGCTTGTGGACGTGCTGGCACAGACGGCGGCGCACTCGAACACGAACGTCTCCCTGATGGGGGACACGTTCAAGAACGCGGCAGCAATCGCCGGTGCGCTCGGTTTTTCCATCGAAGACACGTCCGTAATGCTCGGGCTCATGGCCAACGCAGGCGTCAAGGGGTCCCGGGCGGGCACGACCCTCCGGAACATCTTCAACGGCCTTGCAAAGGGGCTGACGCTTTCGGCGGAGGCGTTCGGGGAAGTAGAATACTCCATGTTCAAGTCCGACGGATCGGCAAAGACCCTCGGAGAGACGGTGGACGAGCTGCGCGGGTACTTCTCTCAGATGACGACCGAGGAAAAGTACCTGAACGCGGAAGAACTCGCCGGGCTGCGCGGCTACAACGGCCTGCTTGCGATCCTCAACGCGACGGACGAGCAGTACGCGGAACTCTACGCGGACATCGAGAACTGCACGGGCGCGGCGGAGCGGATGGCCAAAGTGCGGCTTGACAATCTCCAGGGCGACGTGACCCTGCTCAAATCCGCGTGGGAATCCCTGAAAATCAGCTTCGGAGACGAGCTGACGCCGAACAACCGGGGCGTGGTGCAATTCCTTACCGAGATCGTACAGGGGTTCAACAACCTCATCGAAATGGAGCCGGGGATCGTCCATGTGATCGGAGCAATCGGAGCGGCGGGAGGCGCCGCAGCCGGTGTTCTCTCCCTCGTTACGGCGCTCGCCGCGCTGAAGAAAACGCTCTCCGTTCTCGGGATCGCATTTTCCGGGCCGGTCGGATGGATCACGCTGGCGGCGGCTGCGCTCGGCGGCTTGACCTATGCGGTCTATACGCACATCCAGAGCCAGGAGAGCGAACTCAAGGAGGTTCAGGAACTCATTTCCGCTCACCGGGAACTGATCGGCGAATACGAAAACGCGGTCGCGGCGGCGGAAGAAGAATACGGGGGCACGGAAGCGCTCGTCGAGCAGTATATCCGGCTGGCCGAAAAGGAAAACCGGTCCGCGGCGGAAAAAGCAAAGCTCCTCGCAATCACGAAGAAGCTGAACGAACTGATGCCGGAGCTCGAACTGCAATACGACTACTATACCGACAAGGTGAACGGTTCCGCGGAGGCGGTCCGGAATCTGGCGAAGGCACAGTACATGCAAAACCTGATGGCGAAGGATCAGGAGCTCATCCTTTCCCTGACGACGCAGAGCTATGAGTACTCCGATAAAGCCACCTCTCTCCGGTACGATATTGCAGGGCTTGAAGAACAGGAGAACCTGCTGAAAGATCAGCTCGTCGAATCTGCCGACGACACTACATACCGCGGCATTTGGGAAGGCATGAAGATCGGAAAGCAGCTTGCGGATGTGCAGGGAGAACTGAAGGATAAAAGGGCAGCTCTTCACGCTTTGCAGCTCGACTGGGCCGTAACACAGCAGGAGCTGAACGTCGCGTCGGAGGAATACGCGAAGAAGGCGGACGCGTACAACAGCGCGTGGAACACCTTCCAGGAAACAACGGCGGCGGAAACGGAGCCCGCGGATCTCGTGTATCAGACGCCGGAGGAGATCAACACGGTCAACGTGGACATCAACAACGTCTACAACGTCGCATCCGAAGAGGCGGCGCAGACGGTCCGGGAAGCGAACGAGGAAATCGTCGATGTGCTGAGAGGTATCTATGACTGACGCAAAAACCTATACGACCGTTCAGGGCGACATGTGGGACAGCATCGCGTTCCGGCAGATGGGAAGCTGCATCCACACGGACGCCCTCATCGCGGCAAACTCCCGGCACTGCGAGACGTTTATTTTCGAGGCGGGGGTTGTGCTCACGCTGCCGGAGCCGGAAAAAGAGAGTTATGACACGCTCCCGCCGTGGAACCGCGGATCCCGCAAAGCGAGAAAGGCGGATGAATCATGACGGCGCGGCGGACGAATGTTTCGGTGACTTTCGACGGGACGGACATATCGGAGGACATCGCGCCCTACCTGAAATCCCTGACCTATGTTGACAACGAAGAGGACGCGGGGGACGATCTCACCATCGTCCTCTGCGATCCCGCGGAACGGAAGGGCGGGGAGAGCAAGGGGGGAATCTGGCTCCGCTCGTGGGCGGGGTCGGCGATGCGGATGTCCGCGCAGTCGAGGCGGATCTCCGCCGTGATCCGACAGGCGGAATGGGGAGACGACCGGGGGCTCTACTGCGGGGAGTTCGAGCTGGACACGGTTTCGTTCAGCGGCTTTCCCGTCACCCTGACGATGAAGGCGACGGCCCTGCCTTTCGCGTCCCCGATCCGTCAGACGGTGAAGTCGAAGGCATGGGAGGATTACAAGCTCTCGGGCATCGCCGAAGAGATCGCCGCGAAAGCCGGAATGACGGTCTATTACGACTGTCCGGACGATCCGCACTTTGAGCGGGAGGAGCAGTATAACGTCTCGGACATCAAGTTTCTTGCGACGTTATGCCATAACAACGGGATCTCCCTGAAAGTGTCGGACAGCATGATCATCCTCTTCTCGCAGTCCGTCTATGAGAGCAAAGGGGCGGTATCGGAGATCGCCTTCGGGGACCGGGGGATCGAATCCTTCTCCCTGTCCACGCAGGAGAAGGGGACACAGTACGCCTCCTGCTCCGTGACCTACACGGACCCGGAAACCGGGGAAGCCGTGAGCGCAACGGTGAACGATCCGGAAGCGAAGACGAAGCAGGTGCTCCGGCTGACGGAGAGGGTGGACAGCGTGGGCGACGCGCTCCGGATGGCTGCCGCGAAGATGCGCTACTACAACAAGTACGAGAAGACCGGGACGTTCACAATGGCCGGGAATCCGGCCCTTGTCGCCGGACTGAACGTCACGCTTTCGGGATTCGGAGAATTCTCGGGGAA